GCTGGGGTGCCTTATGTATGTGTGCGTTTTGGAAAATCCATATTGTTCAAAAACCTCGGAACATTAGAACATTAGGAACATTGCTTTAAAATCAACGATCTAATTGTTCTGAAGGGGCCTAATGTTCGGAACATTCTGGTCAGTGCCTGCTAACATACGGGCTACCGCGTTGGAATGACCGATCCCCGATATTTTTTAGTTAGTGACCACTGACGAGAATGTTCGGAACAATAGCAGGGTTTTCCCTAGTTGTGTGAATCTCCATACTTGCGTATGAAGAGAAGGACATAGTGGCACAGGGTCATTATGTTTTTCATTAACCTAGAAGGAACCGAGATGGATAAGACCATAGTGGCGCAAGCCATAGACGAAGTGACAGGCCAAGCAGATCAAGCGGGTGAATTATTCGCAAAATCAGAAATTGATGCAGGGTTGGCATTGGAGATGTTCGCACGAGCATTGGGCACCGAACCGAGCTTTGAGCATTGGGTAAACCAGCGCACGAAGTTCATCAATGCCTATGTGCGTATCAAGCCACAGGCCAAGGGTAACAGCGCCGATGCCGCATTCCTGCGCTTCAAGAACCGACTCACCGATGCTTATGGTATCAGCGCACCAAAGAGCACGAGCGAAGCCGCGCAGAAGAAAGCCGCCGAACGCGCCGACAAAGCCGCCAAGGTCGAAGCCAAGTATGCCAACACCAGCACCGCCGTACTGCGCGACTTGCTCAAGCAGGAATACCAAGCGAAGGCCGACAAGCCAAGTAAATCCAGTGCTTTGCTACGCGAATACGAAGGTATCGTAAAAGCCAGGGATAAGACAGAAAACGCTATGTCACGCGAAGCACTAAAAAACGCTCGAACCAATGTTATCGAGATGATCCGAGCCTGTGAGGACTTAGACAAACTCGAGGCATGCGCGACAGTATTAGACCCAGATAACGAACTAATCAAGGAGTAACCACTCACCCAGTAATCCCCGATTCGTTCGGGGATTTTTTTGGCTACCGCGTCGGAATGACCGTTACCCCCCTCCGACACAATGTCTGGGCCTCAGTTTGTCCAGTCAACTTATTAGGGTTTGTACCTACTAAATATTTGTTGACAAAGTATAGTTACGCTGTTAATATGGCTGGGCCTTGGGGCGATGGGCCCCTTGGTATTTTGAAACCCAGTCAACCGGAGTAACACCATGACTAACCAAACTGTAGTGGCCCAGGCCATTAGCCCAGTAACATTCGAGCAAAAAAATGCCGCATATGAATGCGGGCAACGAATGGCAAAAAACAAATTAGAGGTGATTCAAATTGCCACTGATTATGCCCGCGCCCTGGGCACCACTCCCAGCTACGACCAGTGGGAAGCCCTGAGGATTGACTGGGTTAATGGACACGCCCATGCAAACCCCGACCTTACAGGTAACGCCCACGACCAAGCATGGTTAGATTTTGCCAAGAATCTAGATTCTTTTTTTGGGTTGACGAAACCATCATCTACTAATTTGGCCGCAGTCAAAAAGGCGACCGAACGCGAGGTGAAAACCACTAAGTTACTGGAGAAATACCAAGACATAGACGCGGGCGCACTCCGGGCCCAGTTAGCCCAGGCATACCAGACGTTAGCAGTGAACCCAGAAAACAAAGACGCCAAGAAAACCCAGGCCGAATTGACCAAGGTGATAAAGGTGAAATCATCCGAGGAAAACAAAGCGCATGGGGAAGCATTGAAGGCCAAGCGCGCCGAAGTTCGAGAGGCCGTGGGAAAGTGCACGGATATCGACCAGTTAGATGCGGCCCTGGACATATTGTCCGGTGGGTTTGATATCAACTATTCGGAGTAACACCATGGAAGAAGATGAAGTGGGACAGTTGGTGATATCTGTATTTGTCTGTACCAGTCCGGATGGACGCGGTAAGCATGCCAGGGTTCACACCATAGTATGCGCCAAGCACCAAGCACACGATCGGTTTGCTGAGTTTAAAACTCTAAATGATAAGAAGGCCAATCTACATTGGCACGCTGAGTTTACCTATAGAACCTCAGTCTACTGATCGCCCTTATGTATGTTTAGCCCAGGCCAACCGCCTGGGCTTTTTTTCGTCTGTATCTTTCCAGGTCTATATATAGCGTTGTCCGAACCCAGGTAGACGGCCAGACAATTCCACACCCAGGTAGACCGCAACCCCCACCACCCCAAAAAACAAAAAGGGACTCCGGCGACCGCTACACCGTGTGTTACTCACTCGACACCACCATTTGGTTTTTACCCCCCCCACCCCCCTGTAAATTTATACAGCTACCCATATAAAAATTTCTACAAAAAACACCCCCCGGCAAAGGGACCCAAACTTTTTCTTGCACACCCTTATATTTTTCTGCTACATTTGCGCCCATACCCACATGGAGTGCCCGTTTCCTCTATGAACAACATAGCCCCGACGAATGAACATGCTGTTCCTACTTCTTTAGTAGAGCAGTTGGGCGACTCCTTTCAAGAAAACGTAAGAATTGCTGCAAGCACCGCAGCAGTAATGTCCGAGTTGGGCATGCCGTTTGAGATGACGCAGGAGGATGAAGACGCTGCGCACAAGCTCTTCTCTCAAATCGACAAAAAGAAAAAGTCGGGCACAAAGAATGAAGACGTTAACCCCCCTTCTTTGTATCAAGGCAGCACTGCGCTAAAGCTAGCATCTTTGCTAACCGAGTATGACCACAGAGTTATTCTTGACGCTACTCAAGCACGCACGTACATCACAAACCGTCTATTAGAAATTAGCGCTTGCGGAGACCCAAAAAGCGAACTCCGTGCTATAGAACTTCTAGGGAAACTCTCCGATGTGGGGGCCTTCACTGATAAGTCTGAGATCACTATCACGCATAGAAGTGCAAATGACCTGCGGCAAGTGATCCAAGACAAGATTTCCAGGCTTTTGCAGACTGATGTTGTTGATATAGAAGCAAAGAGCATTAGTGACGAGCTAGGACTCCTAGACGATGAACCCCCAAGAACTACAGAACCTACTCAAAGCTCTTCCGAACTTGCCTAACTCAGTGTTGCAAGACCTTTATGTCTCTTTAGAAGAGCATGAAATCTTAAGCGAACGCGAAAAGGCTAGGGATAAGTTCATGCCTTTTGTAAAAAAGGCGTGGCCAGGGTTCATTGAAGGCGCTCACCACAAGAGAATGGCCAATGCGTTCGAGAGAGTGGCCTCTGGAGAGTGCAAACGGCTCATCATTAACATGCCGCCCCGGCATACCAAGTCAGAATTTGCCTCATATCTGCTTCCAGCGTGGTATTTAGGTAAGTTTCCACACAAAAAGGTGATCCAAAGCTCAAATACAGGCGAGTTGGCCGTGGGTTTTGGCCGAAAAGTGCGAAATTTGGTGGACCAGGACGTGTATTCCGAGATTTTTCCCGGTGTTGGGTTGCAAACAGACTCAAAAGCGGCTGGGCGATGGAACACCAACAAGGGCGGGGACTATTTTGCTATTGGTGTGGGCGGTACAGTGACGGGTAAGGGGGCGGACATCCTTATTATTGACGATCCGCACTCAGAACAAGAAGCGGCGATGGCCGCAAGCAACCCCGAGATTTACGACAAGGTGTATGAGTGGTACACCTCTGGCCCAAGACAGCGTTTACAACCGGGTGGGTCGATTGTTATCGTGATGACGCGCTGGGCGCAACGAGATTTGACCGGGCAAGTGCTAAAAGCAGCCGCTGCAAGGGGTGGCGAAGAGTGGGAAGTGATTGAATTCCCTGCAATTTTGCCTTCAGGTAGCCCACTATGGCCGGGATTTTGGTCTCTTCCAGAGCTAGAAGCGCTAAGAAACGAACTCCCAAATGCCAAATGGCAGGCGCAGTATCAGCAAAATCCCGTGGGAAACGAGTCCGCAATCGTCAAACGAGACTGGTGGAAGTGGTGGGAGGAAGAAGACCCGCCCGAATGCGACTACGTACTTCAAACATGGGACACGGCTTTTGAGAAAAACAACCGTGCTGACTATTCTGCTGGAACGACTTGGGGCGTTTTTAACCACAAAGACGACGGCAACAGGCCCAACATCATCTTGCTCAATACGTATAAGAAGCGTGTTGAGTGGGTAGAGTTGAAACGGGACGTGCTCAAGGAGTACAACGAGTATGAACCAGACGGCTTGCTTATTGAGAAGAAGGCAACGGGAGCGCCGTTGATCTACGAACTTCGGGCGATGGGCATACCTGTTATGGAGTACACGCCTAGTAAGGGGCAAGATAAGATTGCCCGTCTTAACTCAGTGAGCGATATCATCGCGTCTGGGAAAGTCTGGGTACCCAGAACAAGATGGGCAGAAGAGTTAGTGGACGAGATCGCGGCGTTTCCGTCAGGCGAACACGATGACTTGGTGGACGCTACAACTCTGGCGCTTATGCGCTTTCGACAAGGTGGGTTCCTCCGTCTTCCAATGGACGAGCCTGAAGAAATTCAATGGTTTAAGAGTCCGCGTAGAGAGCGGTACTACACAGTGTAAGGACACATCATGGCCACAAGTTTAATTGACAAAGGTTTGTACGCAGCCCCTATGGGCCTTGCCGATATGGAGCAAGAGCCCGATCTGGAGATTGAGATTGAAGACCCCGAGTCCGTAACGTTTGGCCTAGGGGATTTGGAAATTCAACTGACGCCAGATAAGGACACTGACGAAGAATTTGACGCCAACTTAGCCGAGTACATGGACGACAGCGATTTACAGTCTTTGGGCGAGGACTTAACAGAGGACTTTGGTAAAGACATAAACGACCGTAAGGACTGGATGCAGACTTACGTTGATGGGTTGAAGTTATTGGGTCTGAAGTACGAGGAGCGTACCGAGCCGTGGCAAGGGGCGTGTGGTGTGTTTCACCCCATGCTGACTGAGAGCGTGGTTAGGTTCCAGAGTGAAGGCATCACTGAGACGTTCCCAGCCGCTGGGCCTGTAAAGACTGTGATCATCGGCAAAGACGACCGCGAGGTCGAGGAAGCAGCCACGCGGGTTCGTGATGACATGAATTACCAGTTGACCGAGGTGATGTACGAGTACCGCCCCGAGCACGAGAAGATGCTATGGAACCTGCCCATTGCAGGCAGTGCGTTTAAGAAGGTGTACTACGACCCAAGCAAGGGACGACAGATGGCGGTGTTCATCCCCGCTGAAGACATCGTGGTTCCCTATGGCGCGAGTAACTTAGAGACCGCCGAGCGGGTTACGCATGTGATGCGTAAGACCAAGAACGAGGTGGCCAAGCTTATGGAAGCTGGGTTCTACATGGATGTAGAGCTAGGTGAGCCTACATATGATTTGGACGACATTGAGAAGCAGAAAGCCGAGGAAATGGGCATGTCTGCAATCCAAGACGACCGCTATAGGTTCCTTGAGATGCACATTGATTTAGACTTGGCTGGATACGAGGACAAGGACAAGAAGGGCCGACTCACTGGCATCGCATTACCCTACGTGGTTACTGTAGAAAAAGGGACACGCAAGATCGTGGCCATTCGAAGGAATTGGTATGAAGGAGACGTTCTTAAACTCAAACGGCAGCACTTTGTACACTACCAATACATCCCCGGATTTGGGTTCTACGGGTACGGACTTATCCACCTTATCGGTGGATACGCTAAATCCGCCACAATGCTCATCCGTCAGCTTGTCGATGCAGGAACGCTGTCGAACCTCCCAGGAGGTCTCAAATCTCGTGGACTTCGCATTAAGGGTGACGACACACCGATACAGCCCGGCGAGTTCAGGGACGTAGACGTACCAAGTGGCTCCATCAGGGACAACATCCTGCCCCTGCCGTACAAAGAGCCGAGCCAAGTGTTGTACCAGTTGTTTGACCGCATCGTCCAAGAGGGGCGCTCGTTTGCCTCTAGTGGCGACATGCAAGTCAGTGACATGAGTTCCAATGCTCCAGTGGGCACTACGTTGGCTATATTGGAGCGCACCCTTAAAGTGATGGGGGCCGTGCAGTCGCGTATGCACTTCACGATGAAACAAGAGTTTAAGCTCTTGAAAGTCATCATTGCTGACTACACTCCCGAAGAGTACGACTACGAGCCAGTGGACGGTAGCCGCAAGGCTAAAAAGTCTGACTATGACTTGGTGGACGTAATCCCCGTGAGCGACCCCAATGCCAGCACAATGGCCCAGAAAGTTGTGCAGTATCAGGCGGTTCTCCAGCTTGCCCAATCAGCCCCGCAACTATATGACTTGCCGTTTTTGCACCGTCAGATGATTGAGGTGTTAGGGGTTAAGAACGCCTCCAAGCTAGTGCCTGTTGAGGATGATCAGATTCCCACAGACCCTGTGCAAGAAAACCAGAACTTGCTGACAGGCAAGCCCGTCAAAGCGTTTATTGAGCAAAACCATGAAGCCCACATTCAGGCGCACATGGCGGCTATTCAGAATCCAAAGATTCAACAGATGATGCAGCAGAACCCACAGGCGCAAGCGATCATGGCGGCGGCAATGGCGCACGTTAATGAACACATGGCGTTTGAGTACCGCAAGCAAGTTGAGTTAGAGCTTGGCGCACCACTGCCCACTGAAGAGCAAAACAAGCAGATTCCTCCTGAAATTGCTGATCAGATTGCAATGGCAGTTGCTAAAGCATCGCAAAAACTCACACAGCAGGCCCAGCAAGAAGCTCAACAGCAACAGGCGCAACAACAAATGCAAGACCCAGTTATCCAAATGCAGCAACAAGAGTTGAAGTTGAAAGGGCAAGAGCTTGAGCTTAAAGCCCAGAAGCAAAAAATTGAAGCCGCATCCAAGGCTGACCAATTGCGTATAGAGGAAGCACGGATTGCAGCGCAGAAAGAAATCGCTGCAATGCAAGTTGCGGCTACAGCAGCCGCTGCAAGAGACAAACTCGCCCACCAAAGCGAGCTTGAAGGGGTTCGTATGGGCATGGATGCGGCTAAACACCGTACTCAAATGGCTGTACAGCAAGCGCAACGGGCAGCGCAGAAATCGCCTAGTAGACCTAAAAAGGAGTGAGATTGAACGACTATAAGTTGTTGGCTGTAGTTGTTAAAGAGATCGAGAAGGTGCGACAGGAGCAGATTGCTTTTGTCGCTGCAAGCCGAGCCGATACCTTTGACGAGTACAAAAAAGTCTGCGGGGTCATCCGGGGTCTGAACCTTGCAGAAAACATCATTAACGACCTTGTGCAAAAAATGGAGAAGTCCGATGACTGAGTTTGACGTAGCGGCAGTAGACCTGTCTGGCATTTTAAATACCACTGCGGAGCAAAAAGCTAAGCAGTTGCCTGACCCCAAACGGTTTCATATGTTATGTGTTGTTCCCGAAGCAATGGAGGAGTACCACGACAGTGAAGTGGGGTTGATTAAAGACTCCAAGACAATGCACTATGAGGAAGTACTCACTCCGATCCTATTCGTTGTGAAGCTTGGCCCCGACTGCTACAAAGACACTGCCCGGTTCCCTAACGGACCGTCGTGCAAGGAAGGTGATTTTGTCATCGTCCGCCCCAATTCAGGCACCCGTCTGAAGATTCATGGCCGCGAATTCCGCATCATTAACGATGACTCGGTTGAAGCAGTTGTGGAAGACCCCCGTGGCATTACACGAGCATCATAAGGAGTAACACATGGCAACATTGCCTGAATTTAAAGGTGAAGAGTACAAGTTTCCTGATGAGCAGGAGACTGTTGTTGAAGACAAGTTTGAGGTAGAAATTGAGGACGACACCCCTCCGCAGGACCGTGGGCGCAAGCCTATGAAGGAACCCGTGGAGGACCCGACTGACGAAGAACTTTCCTCTTACGACGAGAAAGTACAGGCCCGCATCAAGAAGTTCACTCGTGGGTACCACGATGAACGCCGTGCTAAAGAGGAGGCTCAGCGCGAACGAGAAGCCGCCGAAACCTTTGCTCGACAAGTGTTTGAGGAAAACAAACGTCTCCAACAGCAGCTATCAACGGGCAGTAAAGCCTTTATTGAACAGTCCCAATCTGCCGCTGAAATTGAGCTTGTATCCGCTAAGAAACGATACAAAGAAGCATATGAGTCTGGGGATGTTGACGCTCTTACGGAGGCCCAGGCAGAGATTGCCAAAGCCACCTTAAAGATAGACAAAGCCTCTGGTATGAAGCCTATTGAGGTGGAAGACAGGGATTTCACTGCGTCTCAACCTGCTCAGCCTAAGTTGGACCGTCGTACCCAAAAGTGGGTAGATACCAACAAAGATTGGTGGGGAAAAGACGAAGAAATGACTATGACTGCTATGGGGCTTGACAAGAAGCTACAAAAACAGTATGGTGCGGACTATATAGGTACTGAAGAGTACTTTGAAACCATCGATAAAACGATGCGCAAGAGATTTCCTGAGTATTTTGAAGATACTCAGAGCGATGAGGATGACGAACCGCCTCCAAAGAAAAGAACGTCAGACCCGGTAGACGAGGACACCCCTCCACACCGTGCAACAAGACCATCTACGGTTGTGGCTCCGGCCTCCCGTAGTACTCCGCCTAATCGTATTAAGCTAAAGGGGTCCGAAGCGGCGATTGCTCGCAGGCTTGGGGTTCCGATTGAAGAATACGCTAAACAGGTTGCTAAACTAAGAAGAGGTGAATAATGGATCAAGTTAAAGTTGCGGAAAAACCGCAGAACCGTCTAAGCCGTGAGTTAGATACTCGTGCCGTGATGCAGCGCCCAACAGCGTGGCGTCCGCCCGAGACCCTACCTATGCCAGATGAACGTCCGGGGTGGAAACACCGCTACGTTCGCATCAGTACGTTGGGCACCGCTGATCCAAGCAACATTTCTTCAAAGTTACGCGAAGGCTACGAGCCGTGTAAAGCGGACGAGTATCCCGAGCTAATGATGCACGCTACCACCGAAGGTCGCTTTAAAGGCAACATTGAGGTGGGTGGACTGTTGCTCTGTCGGATTCCGACTGAGTTCTTGGAGCAGCGTATGAAATACTACGACACTCAAAATAGAGCCCAAATGGATTCCGTGGACAACAATTTTCTTCGTGATAGTGATCCTCGTATGCCTCTGTTTTCAGAGAAAAAGACGAAGGTTACTTTCGGTTCTGGTTCATAAACTTGGAGTCTTAAATGGCATATCCTACGATCGACAAGCCTTACGGCTTGAAGCCGATCAATCTGTATGGCGGTACCCCCTTCGCGGGCGCTACTCGCCAGTATCGGATTGCTTCGGCATACAACACTGGAATTTTTTACGGCGATGTTGTTGAGATGATTAACGATGGCACGATTATCAAATCTGCTATTACGACCGCTCGCGCAACCGTGACAACTTCACAGGTCATTGGCATTTTCTTGGGTTGTTCTTACGTTAACGCGCAAGGCCAAACCACTTTTGCCCAATACTTCCCTGCAAACACCACAGCCCCCACGGGTACGTTCATTACCGCTTACGTGTGTAATGATCCCAACACCCTGTTCAAAGCTGTGATCGCCGCAGGCGCAACTGCTGATGATGTGACTTCTGGTTTGCTGCCATCCTCTACTACGCAATTTACCGTTATTGGTACTAACGTAGCTTTGGTGCAAAACAGCGGTTTGACGACTACTGGCGATAGCCGCGTAGCCGTTGCATCGTCTGCAACCACTGGAACCTTGCCCATGAACGTTGTTGACGTTGTTCAAGACACGTCTTATGTCAACGGTTCTGGCAACGTTGTGTTCCCCGAGGTCATCGTTCGCTGGAACTTTGAGATTCATACCACCACTATCGCTTCTGGCGTTTAATCAAGGAGCTAAATCATGGCTATTTCACGCGCACAACTGCTGAAAGAGTTGCTCCCTGGTCTGAACGCTTTGTTCGGTATGGAGTATTCTCGTTACGGCGAAGAACACAAAGAGATCTACGAAACTGAGACCTCTGAGCGTTCGTTTGAAGAAGAGACCAAACTGTCTGGATTCTCCGCCGCTCCGGTGAAGAACGAAGGCTCTGCAATTGCTTATGACAATGCGCAGGAAGCTTGGTCAACCCGCTATACGCACGAAACCATCGCCTTGGGTTTCTCGATCACTGAAGAAGCGGTCGAAGATAACTTGTACGACAGCTTGTCTGCTCGCTACACCAAGTCGCTGGCTCGCGCTATGGCTTACACCAAGCAAGTCAAGGCTGCTTCGGTCATTAACAACGGCTTCTCCAACACCTACGCAGGTGGTGATGGCGTTTCCCTGTTCAATGCCAGCCACCCCTTGATCTCCGGTGGTGTCAACAGCAACACTCCCTCTACCCAAGCTGATTTGAACGAGACTTCTTTGGAAGCCGCCGTTATTCAGATCGCCGCTTGGACGGACGAGCGTGGTTTGTTGATCGCAGCCAAGCCCAAGAAGATGGTTGTTCCCCCTGCCCTGATGTTCGTGGCCAAGCGTTTGCTGGACACCGAACTGCGGGTCTCTACTGCTGATAACGATATCAACGCTATCAAGCAGATGGGCGCAATCCCTGAAGGCTACTGTGTCAATCACTTCTTGACTGACACCAATGGCTGGTACCTGACCACTGACGTGCCCAACGGTATGAAGCACTTTGTCCGCACCCCCTTGCAGAACAGCATGGACGGTGATTTCGACACTGGCAACGTCCGCTACAAGGCCCGTGAGCGTTACAGCTTCGGCTGGTCTGATCCCCTCGGTATGTGGGGTTCTTCAGGTTCGACCTGATGAGACTGAAAAAGGGGCCTTGTGCCCCTTTTTCTTTTGGTGTATATTGCACTCATTCCGGGGTCCCCGGTGTATCTGACAGTCCCGGCTGACGACATGCAGACAGATACGCCCCACTTGCATGTAAGGAAAGATCATGGCAAACACGACTTTTAGCGGCCCAGTTCGCTCGCAAAATGGCTTCCAAACCATTTCTGTCAACTCCACCACTGGTGCCGTTACCGTAACTTCTTCCATTGGCAATGACGTTATTTTGGGTACTCAATCCTTGTCTGGCGCAGGCGCAGTTGACGTTACCAACGCATTCACTCAGTTGACTACCACAGGCGCAGCACAAGCCCTGACGTTGGCCAATGGCACTGTTGGCGAGATCAAAATCATCAGCCACGCTGTTGATGGCGGCTCCGCTGTGTTGACCCCCACAACCAAAATCGGTTTCTCTACCATCACTTTCACCGCTGTTGGCGATAGCGCCATGTTGGTGTACACCTCTGCTGGCTGGGGCATTGTTGCTTTGAATGGCGCTGTCGCCGCTTAATCAACCCAACGGGGCTTCGGCCCCTGTTTTAAAGGAGTTTGATTATGGGAATGCAGACTGATGTTAAATCAACGCGACTGACGGCAGACGGGCAAGCAGTTGCGTACCGCACTCGTGTAAAAACCGTCTACGGCCTTGCAGGGGCAAGCGCAGGGTCGGTCAAGTTCTACAACGGAACAGACAACACAGGCGACTTATTGCTTGATGTGGACACCCCCGCAGGCACAGCAAATACGTTTCTTCTACCAATCCCCGGTGAAGGCGTCTTGTTTACCGCAGGCGTTTACGTTGATGTGACCAACATCACGGGCGTGACAATTGTCTATGGCTAAGTCACCTGCATGGCAACGCAAGGAAGGCAAATCCGAGAAGGGCGGCTTGAACGCCAAGGGACGGGCTTCCTACAACGCAGCCAATCCGGGCAAGCCGGGGTTAAAAGCCCCGCAGCCCAAGGGCGGCAGCAGGCGCGACTCTTTCTGTGCAAGGATGACTGGGATGAAGAAAAAACTCACATCCGAGAAGACAGCCAAAGACCCCAATTCACGGATTAACAAAAGCCTTCGGGCTTGGAAATGTTAAGGACATATCATGGCAAAAGCTAAACGGTTTGACGAAGGTGGCGATGTTGGTAAAGCATTGCTAGGTGGCCTAACAGCAATTCCTCAAGCGGCTTTAAGAGCACTTGGGATGAAGTCAGGACTTGAAGGTGGCGAGGGTTCTGCGTTGCTTGAAAAAGCAATGAAAGATAAAGAAGCGCAGAAACATATGGTTTCGCAAGCTATGCCTGCTGGTGCTCCTACGATGAAAAAAGGCGGCAAAGTTTCTAGCGCTTCTTCTCGCGCAGATGGCATTGCCCAGCGGGGTAAGACTCGCGGGATGTTTATGTAATGGAGATGGCTATTTGGAACGCTATTTTGACGGCTTTCCTAGGGCTGTTAGGTTGGAATCTGAAAGAGAAATCCGAGGAGATTAAGCGCCTTCAGATTCTGATTAACAAAACCAGGGAAGAAATGCCTAAAGAATACGTAACCAAAGTGGACTTGCACACGGACATCAATCGGATCATGGACAGGTTAGACAGACTAGAGACCAAGATTGATATGTTTATGAAGGAGCAGCGAAGTGCCCTCAGTTAGCCAGAAACAACATAACCTTATGGCGATGGTTGCCAACAACCCTGCCGCCGCAAAGCGCGTAGGTATTCCTCAGAGCGTGGGGCAGGATTTTGCTACGGCAGACAAAGGCAAAAAGTTTGGAGGGGCTCGCAGCCGCGCAGACCTTCAGAAGATCAACAAACCTGATACTCGCCAGGGCAAAAGCGAGCTTTTTAAAAAAGGTGGCGAAATGAAAGACTCTAAAGCAATGCTTGGTAAAGAACTGTCATTTATGAAGAAAAAGGGCGCTCCTGCTTCCATGGTAAAACACGAAAAAGCCGAGATGATGGGCATGAAAAAAGGCGGCATGAAGAAAATGGCTTCGGGCGGTATGACTGCTTCGAAAATGGGTTCTGTTAAGACCGCTGCTCCTAGCGTAGAC